GACGGTGGCCAATATCACCGGAGGCGATGGCGTTTGTTTAGCGTCGTCTGCACATCCTTCAGCCTTTGGCGCCGCCAATCAGTCGAACCTTGGGACGACAGCTCTTTCGCCGACCGAGCTGGATACCGCCCGTATCAACATGGTGAAGTACCGCAACCCACGCGGACATGTGATGACGGTTCAGCCGGACACGATTCTCGTGCCGGTGGATCTGGAGTCTTACGCCTACGAGATCGTTCAGTCTCGCGGGAAAGTGGACACCGCTCAGAACAACCGGAACTTCCATCTCGGTCGCTACAAGATCGTGGTATGGCCGAACTTCCTCTCGAGCACCACACACTGGGGCTTGATGGATTCCCGGCTCATGAAGAGCTTCCTCAAGTGGTATGACAGAGATGTACCTCAGTTCTATAAGGACTCGGACTTTGACACATTCGCCGCGAAATTTGCCGGCCGTATGCGCTACTCGTACGGGTGGTCAAACTGGCGGTGGCTGTACTATGAGAATTCTTAATATTCATATCTATACATCACACTAAACTCGAAGGAGGGCCTATGGCCAGAAAAGGTTACGCGGACGTCTTAGAAAAGGATCCAACGAAGAAGGTATCGGAAGAAGAGCGCATCGGACGTTCTCAGCAAAAGTTGGGAGAATCCGAACGGCGCAGTCTTCGGGAGCAGCGTGAAGGTCTAGAGCAGGAACTCCATGCTCGAAAACAGCTGTCGGGAACTCCGGATCTATCGGATGTGACGGAGAAGATCAAGAAGATCGACATGATCCTAGGTCACGATGACGAGGTAGGCCCCAAGAGCGGAACCGAGAAAGATCGCCTTGCCCGGCGCGCGAGTGAGATCGAAGAGGTTCTTAAGAAAGAGATGCCGACGCGTAATGAGATGTGGCCGAAACATGGCTCTGTAGAGGCCCAGAAAGCCCTTCGTCACAACATTAAATTCCAGGCGGAGCGTAGCGGATTATGCCAGGAATGGCAGGAGATTCAGAAGAAATTGAATCCCGATGATCCGTTTGCTCAAAGCTTGGAGACTATCAGACCCGATTGAGGAGGAAGTTATGAAGAAAAATGTTCGTTTGGCCGCCTTATGGGCAGCCGTCATTGTTGGATTCTATTCACTGGCTTATGGCGCCCAGACGTGTGCCAGGACGGACATGTATTGCTATGAGTCTGGACCGACCGGAAATCTATCGACCATCGGTCGCCTGGATTCGTCAGGAAATCTTTCTCTGAATGGAAACACCGTTCTGGGAAGTGGGGCAGGAGTGTCTACGGGAGGAGTTGGGAATTTATCATACGGAGGAATTTCTGTTTATACGCCGCAGTCCGTAACCGTCTCTTCTTGCAGCACGATTGTTCCGACGTCCACGTATATTCAGGTCGTATCTTCCGGATCGACGCTTCTGATGGGAAACTGCGCGACACCGGGGGCTCCAATCATTTCGACAGCAACCGCTATCGCCGGTCAGTATGTGATTCTTTACGATACAAGTTCCGCCGGAGCCATTACGCTATCTTCGGGTACGGCGTCGGGGATCGTTGGAACGAGCAGTAATGCTCCCTTTGTTTTGAGTAACACGGGAACGATATCGTTTATTTTCGATGCCGTGACGCAAATGTGGAGAGAAATAGCCCGTTAGAGTCTATGGAGATTCCCGTATGCTCAAACGTTTACTTCTGGCTGTTGTATGCCTGGGAGGCTTGTGTATCAGCTCCCAGGCGACAACGCTTGTGGCCTCGGATGTTCTCAGCCGGGCGCGAGTCTATTTAAGGGATCAGTCAACCGCTCCTAACCGTCAGCAGTTTCCGGACTCGACGCTTCTGCAATTCTTATCGGATGGATTGCGAGAGGCCAATGCTCAGAATTGGCTGTTCATTTCCTCTGTCACGATCAACCTTGTCGGAGGAACGACCGAATACGCCCTTCCTTCGGACTTCATGGCTGTCGAACGCGCCTGGTATCAGCAGCCCAACCAACCTTACATAAAGCTCATCGCCACCTCGATGGATCAGCTCGACGCCCAGTCTTCCGGATGGACAACCGCCAATGGGATTCCTACGTCGTACTACCTTGATAAAGCGCCTTCGTCTCTGATTAATCTGGGGATGTACCCGGCACCGATCACTTCTTCTACGGGTCCTATCCTCGTGTATTACCGGCAGCAAAGCCAGGACGTCACCTCGACATCGGCTCCCTTATTCAATGGAAACCTTGTCTATCAGCCGTACGCTTCGGCTTTAGCCTATTACGTGGCGGCGCGCGGGTTTATGACGGTAGAAGAGACCGATCTCTCGGACGAATACTTCAAACTTTGGATTGCGTTCTTGCAGCTTCAGCACCAGGGGATGGGAAAAACGCCTGACTTTAATCCAGGCTTCGTAGGTCAGCATGGTTCCCCATGAAGAGGTTCTTATCCTTCATCCTTTTGTTGGCGGCCGTTCCCCTTTTTGCCGTCACCAAGAATAAGTCCTTCCCGGAATACCAGTTCAATAAGGGTATCGATTCTTACCATGCTCCCACTGCGCTTCCTCAAGGCTACGTTCAGAATTCTCTCAATGTTCTCTTTGATGATGTAGCGCCAGTGACAAAGCGCGCGGGGTATACCGTGGCCTGGTCGACCAAGTCCTACCAATACACCGGTCTCTGGACTTACACGGACGGCACCAATACCACCTGGCAGATTGCCCGCTCAAGCGACCAGATTACGGCTTCGAACTTAGCAGGGACGGTCGTTAAGATCGCTACCGTATCGGTTAACAATGTGGTTGGTGAAACGAACGCTTTTGGAAATGCTTACTTTGTGGATCAGACTCAAGGCGTTTATTATTGGAATGGGACTGCAACGACTTATGTTTCGGGAAGCCCCCAGGGGTCGATCATCACTCAGTTTCATAACCGGCTCTGGGTGATGGGCGCCGCGGTCCCTAACGGAAATCAGCTTTACGGATCGGCCTATTATTCCGGAACCACCTGGACCACGGGACTCAATCCAACGGACCCTGTCCAATATTCCATTGGACTTCAGGACAACTTCGACAACACAACCGCAGAGTATGTCTATCTGGACACACTCTATATCTTCAAGCACTCGTCAATCTTTGCGCTTTACGGATTCGATCAAACGTCTTTTCAGATCAGCCAGCTTACGCAGGAGTGTGGGTGTATTGATGGAGCATCCATTCAGACATATAACTCCGCTTTGGAATTCGTGAGTCTTCGCGGAGTGGAATCGTTCAATGGATACTCCTGCACGAGAATATCGGACTCTATTAAAAATAAGATTGATCCGGCGATTCAGTTCGGAGGGTTCTCTCAGCAATCATGGGTACAGCAGAATCAAACGGATTGGAACAATGGAACGCTCATTCAAACAAATGCTTCTATTGCTTCTCCGGCATTAGTCCTATCGACAGGGACGACGACTTATAGCTCTGGTGGATTCTTTTCTGCGGGAGTGACAAGCAATACATACATCTCGGGGAATGTTGTTCAGATGTCGACCGATAATGTGAATGTCCTGAATTATAGTTTCGAGAGCGCGTTTACTTCAAATGACTGGTCTGGGGGAAACGGATTTCAGGAATCCTCTCGCGCCGGATCAAACTGTACGCTTTCTCCAAGGACAGGAAGTCACATGATGGGCTATTTTGAAAATGCTACGGTCGGATTTACTATCAAAGCCAGCGTCTACGATTATAATTCAAATCTTATTGCCAGCGTAAATGTCCCTTGGGTAAGCAATAGCTGTACCTATGCTTCCCACACATTAAGCATGTCGGGGAATTCGCTCAAAGCGGTCTTTATTCAATTTACGGATACTACGAATAATAATCTCATTTCCCAGACGCAATATTTCCTTTCCAATGGATCGGATATAACATTTTATACAGCGTCGGATTCCTACGTCAGCGTTGGGACGGAATACGAGATGATCATAGACGATGTTTCTAATGGGAGAAGCGATATTGATCTGGGGTCTTATCAGACCCCTACCTATGACACGACGTTTTCTCAATCCTTGATGAACATCACGACCTTTTATAACCAGCTGTCTCCTACGTCGTCCGACGGACTTTTTACGCCAACGTATCAGACTTCTTCTGACGGAGTTTCTTGGGCCCCGAATTTGCCCGTAGGAAATAACCAAACGGTGAATCGTTATGTACGTTTTGTTTCCACATGGTCACGCGCGGACGTAGGAGGAGCCAATCTTTACGCTCAACTAGCCAGCGTTGGGTATTCGTTCACGGCGTCGACTGGGTCTTTAAGGACCCAGACGCATAATATGGGGTCCATGAGTTCCTGGGGAAATTTCTCAGTGACAGACGCTCTAAATAGCGGATCTATTGCTTTTTCTATTTGCTCCTCTTCGAGTCCTAATTTTATTCCAGATTCCTGTTCTGCCCAAACTCCAAATTCTCAGATTACGATAGCCACCGGAACCTATGTTCAGTGGTACACCACTTTTACGGTAACAGCCTCAACACAGACACCAACGCTCAATAGCGGAACGGTTCAATCGTTTACGGGAAATAAAGCGACACCCATGTCTTCGACGGTATGGGACAACCGCTACTGGCTTTCTCTCACCACAAGCACGGCAGACACCTCCAATGATACGGTTCTTGTCTTAAACAAATCCGGAGCCTGGGCGCCTTTAGATATTCATGCCGGCGCTTTCACGCAGTATAAGAACAACCTCTATCACGCAGATTCCTTGGCCTCTGGAAATATCTATCTGGACAACCAGGGATGGGCGGATAATGGAGTGGCGATCAATGCCTTCATCAATACGCGCAATGAACCTCTCGGGGATCTCGCGTCGGACGATTATATGTACGCTCTATACCCGACGGCGATGGCAACTGGAAACTGCCCCATGACGGTCCAGTATTCTGTAGACAATTCGACAACCGCCTACTCTCTCGGGAGCCCTCTTCTTTCAGAGTTTAATTCGATCACGTCCGTTCGACTTCCCTTTCCTATAGATTCGGCTCATCAGGTTTTTGGGCAAAGCGTAGATTTCACTCTTGGAACCAATGATGCACAGTGCGGATGGCAGTTCTTAGGGATCGAAGGGTTGTACAAGCAGAGGCCGCTGCAGTGAGGATCAGAGATTGGAGAATCGTAATCCTATTTCTTTTGGGGGTATGCTTGATCGAGAAGTCCTGGGGGGCTGCGGCTCCACAAAGCGCTCTAATTCCGGTACAGGATCCGACTGTCCAGAGAAATTTTCAGAGCGTGACTCAGATGATTGCGGGATCGCCGTCGATATTTATCGGAGCCGGCGCTCCGGCATTTTCTCCTAAGAAGACGGGAGATATTTATATCAGCACCACGACTTCGAAAGTGTATGTCTCAACAGCCTCGGCAACGAGCAGCTCTTGGGCGATTTTAAATTAGGAGACTCTTATGGCTACTGCAACCGATATCGCGGCTGATCCAAATACAATCACAGATCCCACTGGCGGGGCTCCGAACTTCAATATCCTGGACGTGTTCCAGGAGTTCGGATATCAGCCGACTCAGGCGGAGATCGCGGCCCTGGCTCCGTCTTTTGAAGGGAAATATGGTGGAGGGGGAATTGGGACTAACGCCGTGGCTCAGTACGTGAATTATCAGAACCAGATCAAGCAGTTCAACGCCAATGATCCTTTGACAGGGATCCAGAACCAGATGAAGGATCTCATCACGCAGAACCAGTCATCTGTTCAGGGTCTTTCGACTCAGCTTCAAAATACATTGAAATCGGCTCCTGAATTATTTGGGAGTCTTACTCCGGACCAGATCAGCGATTACCTCAAGCCTCTTCAGACGTCATTTACTCAACAGATGTCTCAGGTTCAGGGGGCTCTTGCGGCTCGCGGACTCGGAGCTTCTTCGACTGAAGCTAATGCTCTAGCACAAACCAACCAGCAGTTTCAGGACACAGTTCTTCAGACGGGTCTTAATATCGGACTAACCTCTCAAAAGAACCAGGCGGATGCGCTGCAGGCCCAGATCAATAGTCTATTTGGTCAGACCGGACAGGCGATGAGTATTGAAGGTCAGGCGGCCGGCCAGCAGTCGGGACAGCTTCTTGGCCAGTCTGGACTCATTGCCAGTCTTCCTTCTTTCTTAAACGCGCAGTCGGCGGAAGAAGAACAGATTGCGACGGCTAATGCGAATAAGGGCGGGTTCCAGGCGATGTTTAATCAGGTTACGGGAGATATCAACCAGGCAACAGGAACCTTTGCCAACTTAAAAAATACATTTGGACCCCCCACGAATTTCAACTTAGGTCCTTTTGGTTCAGTAGGATCAAGTCCATCGGCTCCTAATTTTGGGTCAGGACAAACGCCTTCGACATTTCAAAGTCCTGCCAGTCAGGGCCCAGGAGGAACGAATTATCAACCTCCTAACTTGAATGCTCAGGGAGCCAACGAGTTTGCTTCAATAGGATCAATGTTCGGATCATAGGAGGATAAAATGCCAGATAATCTTTTTGGAACAGCCGCAGGACTACTCGAAGGAGCCGGCCAGCAGCAACTTGAGGAAAAAAAGGTAGAGCAAGTTCCTCAGTCTGAAGGGGTAAAGGCGGGGGAATCCGCGGCGGGAAATATCAGCGCAGAGAAGCAAACAGCGATGTCCGGACAGCAGGCACAGCAGCTTGCGGTCCTAAAAGACAAGCTCGATCAGGCATCCAATATGATGACGATTACTCCGCAAGTGGCTTTAGGTATGGTTAAAAATACCGGAGACAAAGAATGGATGAAAGCGATCGGCCAGAAGATGCGCGCGGATGTTGTTCTGGGAATGTACACGCATGGGATAAAACTCAATCAGGCCAAGAAAGCCCCAAAGGTGACGCAGATTTATGACAAGGATGGGAAGGTTCGCCATTCGGTCGTCTATACAGACGAAGATGGAAACGAGCAGCAGCTCATGCTCGATGAGGGAATGACGCCGGACCAGTTGAATAAAGGCAAGGGCGGAAAGTCAAAATCCGGAAGCGGATCTGACGATTCCCTCAAGAAGATGAAGGAGTTCAACCGCGCCTATGAAAAGGCGCGTTCGGAGATTTCCGATCCCTCAAAGGCCGCTCAGCTTCAGGCGACGAACCCCGAATCTTTTAAAGAGAAATCGCAGTGGTTGAAGGATAATCAGGACCAGTACGACGCCAATATAAAAGCGCTCGGTAAAGGCGGCGGGGCCGCTATCCCTGGGGCCGCGGCGCCGGCCGGCGAAGGCGGAGCGGACAATGCTCCCTTTGACGCGGACGCTTTTATTAAAGACGCTCTGGGGCAAGGAAACAAATAATGGCCAAGCTGGACGAATACTGGAATCAGATCCAACAGTCTGATTCCTTCAAAGACTTGGACACCGCTCAGAAAGAGAAGGTTCGCTCAAGCCTCTGGGATAAGTACGTCCAGAAGTCCCCATCCTATACCGGTCTTCCCCTTTCTCAGCGCAATCAGGTTCGCCAGCATTTCGATGATCTCACTCAGGTCAAAGAAGAAGGGATGATGGAGGGCCTCGAACGCAAGGGAAAGAAGATTGTCGCAGAAGCAAAGCCTTTGGTCAAAAAGGCAGGACAAGCGATATCTAATGTCGTGGACGTATCCAAGGTGGGATCCGACATTGAAGATATCGCGTCCACCGGAGAAGAGATTCCTGGGATGAAGAAGGCGGCAGAAACTCTCAAGGGTTCAGCGGAATCTATCGCTGATGTTATTGAACCATCTGAAGAGGGGTACGGGAGAATTGGAAAGGATTTTGGAACAGTTAAATCCTGGAATCCTTTAACTCAATTTGATATGGCGAGAGCGGTCGCCTCCGGAGGCGTCCGGTTTGCTGGTCAGATTCTAGCGGACACGTTCCTCCCAGAAACAACCCTTGGTGCTTCCGTTTACGTCGCAGATCCCGTTCTGAAGTACGCCGGAAGCACGTTCCTTGGAAAAGACATTACGACCCTCTGGAAGCCCAAGACTGGCTTGTCCAGTTCAGAGGTGAAACTCGGGGATAGCTTCGAGAAAATGATCACCCAGGAAAACATAAATCAGAACGTCCGCGGGAACATCGACGCGATGAAAGGCGGTCCCCCTCGGCCCCTGGAAGTCCTGGCCCATGAAGAGGCGAAGGCGTCCGCGCAGAATGAGGTCCAGCAGTACAACGAATGGCTAAAACAGGCCGATCAGACCTCCGACCGCGGCGGGGAGCCGGCGGGCGACCTCTACCCTGAAGCTAAAACGAACGTATCTCAGCTTCGGGATGCCGCCCAGGAACGGCTCAGGAAGCTCCAGGATGAGCCAGTTCGAGTTGAAAGCATCTCTCGGGCAGAAGATGAGCTTCAGGGGTATTATAGGCGTAGGATCGATCAGGCGCGCGTATACATGATGCCTTCTGGACCAGAGACGCAAGCGCAGGGTCTTTTACCCGAACCCGATAAGCCGGCGGGTCTTTTAGAAGCACCGGAGTCCGTACCGGAGCGGCCACCTACAGAGAAATCTCCCTCAACCCCTGGGACTTCTCAGGCCGCTCCCGTTCGGACCTCTGGATTTAAAGCCAAAGATGTCCTTACGCGGTCCTACGCCGCTTTCTATCCCGGGGAGACTCGTGAGGCGATCGCCATACGCGCGGGAGCAGCGCTCAAAGCCTTCGGATTCAAACCGACAGAGGAACTTAGCCAGGAACATCTCTCTCTCATGGAGAAGTTTCTGGAACAGGAGCATTTAGATGAGATGGCCAAACAAAAACCTCCCAAGACGGATGCCGAGCGGCTCAAAGAAAAGGGGCTGGATTCGAGCGCTGTGAAGTCTGAAGCTAAACGTCTTCAGGAAGAACATGAGTTTAAAAATAAGTCGATGGCAGAGGAGAGATCACATCTTAAGAATGTGACGGGAGGTATCGCTCAGAATCGACCGGATGCCACCGGCCGTATCCCGGAACAGAAAGAGATCAAGGGGGTTCCTGGATACCTCCGCGGCACCACGGCCCCAGACAAGGCCGCTCAAATGGCCTTTGACGCGGGACTCACAAAAGATGCATCGCTCAATTCTCTTCTTGAATACGCTAAGAAGTTTGAAGGCATAGAGCGACCGCGTTCCGCGAAGTCATTTATGGATGAGGCAGAGTACCGTCTCGGTATCCAGAACGAGCGCGCCGCTGGATTTAAGCCTCCTGCACAAGAGAATATACCGGGAATGCCGGGAGCCCAGATGCCGTCTTCCGGACTAGGAAAGACCGAGGGGCAGGTTCCCGCGGATGATCTTTTGGAAGGATTTAATAATCAGGACATCGCTCAGAAGTCCTTATTTGACATTGTTTCCGACATTGGAGGAGAAGGTCTCCGGAAACTTAAAGGTGAAGGCGGAGGGTTCAACACCGAAGATTTTGACCCCATGAAGCAGGCGGCGCTTGAGGCGAACATCAAAGAACTGGTCTCGCGCGCCCGCGCGCTCGGATATAAGACATCCCAGGACATCATGCTTTATGCCGCGCGGAATGCTCCGACCGAACTACAGAACGCGATGCGGAAGAACCTTCATCCTACCCTCTCCGCCTTCGATACCCATGCCTATCAGGAAATGGAAGAGGCCCGGAAGGGAAACCCCATCGCCAAGAAGGGAATGATGGACTCCGCGCAGCGGAACTATCTCCAAAAGAAAATGGATATCGTAAAAGGAACGTACCGTAAATTCAAAGCGAATCAGCAGATCGTCGTGTTCAAGGATATGGATGAAGGGTTGATGCGTCTTCAGAATGATCTTTTTATCCACGACAACTACCGGAAGTTCTCGAAGGACGAGCTGGCGGCGCAGCGGTGGTACACCGAAGGCAAGAGCCCTAAGCTCGAGTCTTTGACCGCACAGGGAGTAAAGGAAGAGGACGCGAAGCGATGGCTGGATCTGGCCAAGAATCCATCCGAAAATATGAAGGCCGCGCGGCCGATGACGCAGATCTTTGAAGACGAATACCATGATCTTATCAGCGAGTTTTACGATAAGGTGGGGTATGTCGAAGACCATGTGACGCGCCGGTGGAAGCAGCCGCGGGAGTACCTGGACTGGGAAGGCCGTACGCTTGAGAATAAGCCGAGCTTCGTTAAGGGTCGTAAGCTCAAGACCCAGGCAGATGGGATTGACGCCGGCTTTGAACCGGTGTCCTATGACATCCGGGAAGACCTCCGGGCGTCCAACAATCAGCGCGTGAACACGCTTTCCCGGATCCATGCCTACCAGAAGCTCGGCGCTTCCTTTGGACCGGAAGGGTCGGCCGCGATCATGGACGAGTCCGGTGACGCCGCCACCCAGGCCAAGAACGCCAAGATTACCCCGCACCGCGGCCAGGCGCCGAATAGCTGGCTCCGGTTTCAGCATGTTCCACTTCTTAATGGACTAGCGATCCATCCTTATTACGAGGACGCTCTCAAGTTCATGATGACACGGCCGTTCACCGGAGCGGTTCCTGAGTTTCTAGATTTCGCGGCCGCCAGTACGAAAGCGGCCAAACTTTATGGTTTCTTCCACGGATACACTCTGGGAGAAATGACAGCGACCGGGATCTCCTACCGAGACGTGTTCAGCTTCAATAAGAACCGCAACGTCATGTACCGCGGCCTAAAATACATGGTCAAGGCGATGACGCATGACATGGAAGGTGATGTCTTGGAATGGGGAACGCCGGCCAAGGGGATCAAGTCGATCGGAAAGATCTATAACTCCTTTATGACCGGCTCCGGAATGCTCGCCAACCGACCGCTCGCGCTCGATATGGCCGAACATGGGTTCAAGTTCGGGTCCGCGGACGAGGATATGCACGGAATCCTCAAGAAGTTTCTGAATAAGATCGAGGATTATTTGAAGAAACGTATAGGAGAAGGCGCGGCCAAGGGCCTCACTGCTCTCCCGCGCACCGCCATAGATATCCAAGAGAAGGCCCTCTGGTCCTATATCCGCCCGGTGTCGTCCATGCTCGTTTACGAAACGAACCTGAAAGACGCAATCAAAGAGTTTAATCTGGATATGCCGGAAGGCAAGAAGATGCCGATCGAGCAGATCAAACAGGCGATCGTCAATCAGACCTCCAAGGAGATGGGAGGGATCTCTTACGCGCGACTGATGATTAACCCGCGGACACAGCAGGTTCTTCAATGGGCGATGCTGGCTCCGGGGTGGACGATCGGGCGCGCTCTCATGGGCGCCGCCGTTCTGGAAGGGGGTCCGGAAGGACGTCAGGCGCGCAAGCAGATGACCAAACTCTTTGTTTCCTGGTTCATGGCGTCCAACATGATTAACTACGCCCAGACGAAGAAGTATCTCGGGAAGGGACGCTATATGTGGGAGAACCCTCCCGAGTACAGAAACCGCGCTTTCTTGAATAAAAGCAAAGATGGCAGTACGCATTATCTCCAGCTTTCAAAAGCGCTCACCGAGATTTACGATGATATCGACCATCCCATGAGAACGGGGTCTTACAAGTTGAGCGGACCCGTTCAGGCGGCCGTCAAGGTCATTAACTGGGCCGGCGCGCGCGCGTATAATCCCGGCCAAAAGATCGAGAATCCATTAGTTTCCATTCTTCATTCCTATGAGCCGATGATGGCTTCCGGGCAAAGTGCCTATGGCGGGATCCCGATCAGTAAAGGCCCTTCGGCCAATAAAGTGGAAGCGGTTTTTGACGAGTATTACCGCGGAGGCATGAAGAACCCAGCGCTTCTTCAGGAAGCCCAACAGATGGCCATTGAGAACGGCTACGATATCGGTAAATTAGATCGGTACGTTCGGTCCAATATAACGAAGGAAAAAAATAGGGCTCTCTTTAAATGAAAATTCTATTTCTTTCCGGATGGGGCAGCGCGGTGCCGCTGGCGATGCACTGCGAGGAGTCGGGCCATGAAGTCAAATTTTTTATTGAAGATAAGGACAGCAAAGATGTAGGACTGGGCTTCATTCCACATGTGGACGATTATAAACCTCATATTTCTTGGGCTGATTTAGTAATTTCAGACGACACCCATTTGGGTAAGGTTAATGATTCTATCAGAGAAAAAGGGATCCCGGTGATCGGCGGAACAAAAATGACGGACGCTTTAGAGGAAGACCGCGGCCTTGGCCAGAAGCTCTTTAAAGCCTGCGGGTTGGATATGCTCGAATCCAAAGAGTTTAAGACGATGGAGGAGGCGATCGCTTATGTGCAGGACCATCCCAAGCCATATGTGGTCAAAGTATCGGGGACAGCGCAGAACGACAAGACGTCGACGTACGTTGGGCAGATGGAAGACGGATCCGACATCGTCCCCGTACTTGAACACATGCAGGATAAAATGGAAAAAGGAGTCTCCGGTGTCGAAATTCAAGAGAAAGTCGAAGGCATCGAAGTCGGGGTATCGGGATTCTTTAACGGAAATAAATTTATCGGTCCGTGCCAAATAAACTTTGAACACAAGAAACTCATGAGCTGGTCCTCCCAGCAAGGCATTGGACCTCAGACCGGAGAGATGGGGACAACGGCCTATTGGATGGATCGGTCCGTTCCTTTGTTCCAGAAGGTGCTTCAGCCGTTCGAGAAGCCCTTGAAAGAAATGGGGTACCACGGCGATTTTGACATCAACTGTATTGTGTGCGAAGACAAGATCTATCCTCTGGAGATGACTAACCGCTTCGGGTGGCCGACTCTGCCGCTTCAAATTGAGACCTTAAAGGAGAACGACCTTGGGGAATTTTTCATGGCTCTTGCGAGTGGAAAAGACTTTGATTTGGAGGTCACGTACTCGGTCTCTCTTTGCGTGGTTGTCGGAGTTCCTCCGCTTCCGTATATGAATGATGAGATTTTCGATAAATACTCCAAAGACATGCCGGTGATGTTTCGGGAGGGCTCAAACCCGGAAGGTCTTTACCCCGGGGAATGCAAGCAGGATAAAGAGGGGTGGCGGGTGGCGGGAACTTCCGGGTGTCTCGCGGTCGCCGCGGCCGGGGGGCATTCCATTGAAGAATGTCGGGATCAGACCTATGCGATCGCTGATCAGGTGATCGTTCCGAACAAGATGGTGAGAGACGATATCGGACGGACGACCGAAGAGGAATATGCGAAGCTGGAAGAATTGGGTTTCTTAGGAGTCCAGGAAAAGGTGGAAGCTTAAATGGCCGGCGCGCGCTTTGACCAGGACGTGGGAAGTCCAAGCGCCCAGCGCGTCATTCAAATCACCAATATTCCGACCAAGATATTTATCACATCGCTGCTCTATAAGACTCTCGAAATTTACAACGCGGACCCAAACAACACGATCTACTTTGGTGATGCGAACGTGACGAGCGCGACCGGAATGCCATTTTTTCCAGGAAGCTACCGATTTTTTAAAGGGGCCTATAACGGTTTTGCGGTTTGGTTGGTTTGCGCGTTAGGACAAACGGCTCACGTGAATTTGGTGGAGTATCCCTAATGCCTGTTGATTTAGTCATTCGATCGGTTTCTCAGGCGGCAAGCCCTTTCTTAATTCTTCCCTATCTTTTACTGAGGGATTCTTTCGGTGTTGTGTGGGCTTTAACGGTAGGAACAAACGGAAACTTGATTACGACTATTGCCTCCGGGTCAGCGATCTCATTTTTTACACTTCAGGATTCGACAGGCGCCTACTGGCGCGTCACGCTATCTGGATCTAACGGAAATTTGGACACGACAGCAACGACGTCTACAGCTATTTTTCTTCCGGATTTATTCTTAACGGATTCCTATGGACGAAATTGGCTATTAACGATAAACTCATCGGGAGACTTGGATACGATATGAAAAAAATATTAAAGGCTTTAGCACTTCTTGTTTTGCCTTCCTTAGCGATGGCCGGCGTTCATATCCAGCAAGGCGATACCAATGTCCAGTTAGGGTATGTCAACGTCAGTAGTTTAACCTGCTCTGGAACTCCCTGCGGAACGGGCGGCGGCGGTTCCTCAAGCGGAACGATTATCGCTTCCCCTCAATTCCAAGTCCCCTATTATTCCCTTTCCGGCACTACCAACACGCTTACTGGCATGTCGGGCGTTACGACTACCTCTGGAAACGATATTGAGTTATCGACGATTACGGCATCGAGCGGGACGATATCAGGGAATTTAATTTCAAATGGAATAACATCTAATAACCTGACTGTCAATACTCAATTCATTAACGGCCAATGTTTATCCGCTGGAGAAATTGCTTCTGGTAATGCCAGCCATGTCCAGACATGCACGAACAATCTTCTCTGGGACCCGACCTATGGATTTTTGGAAATATACTCGAACACCTCCGGATCGGGAGCAATTCGGATGTACGATCAATCGGGATCTGGATTCAATACGATGCAGTATCTCAATGTAAATCAAGAAAATGCAGAAGTAGGAATGTCCAACGGGTATGCCGATTGGACTGTTAAAATGGCTTCGCAATCGGTCAATTCGATTGATGTGAGCAATCTTGGTAAAGTGACCATTCCCGTAAATCTCTATATTTCGAGCGGTCTTTACGCGAACAATTCCGCAGGAACAAACGGTCAAGTTCTGACCTCTGGCGGCGCGGGTACGGTTCCTACCTGGACGACGATTTCAGGGGGAGGAGGTAGTCCTGGCGGATCGAATACGCAGATGCAGTTCAACAATTCAGGGTCGTTCGGTGGAACCAATTTTGAGACGGTAGACGCCAGCTCGATCAGCTTTAACAACATTTCTTCGATGACCTATATTGGGTTCTCAACGATGGTGTTCCAGTCCGGAACCGCTCTGGACATTAGCGCCGGGCTCATCTCGATCAGCAGCACCAATTTGAATATCGCCACTTGCGGAGATGCTTCTCACGCATTGGGGTGGAGTTCTGCGACCGATCTGTTTAGTTGCGTGAGTATCGCAGGAGGGGGGGGCGGTACGAACGGTAGTATTGTAGCGGCCCCTCAGTACTCGGCAGCCTATTATTCAGCTTCGGGAAGCACCACGACTGTTTCAGGTGTTCCACCAGGATTGCTCGGTCAAATCTTAATGACGAGCACGATCACAGTGGCCCCGTCATGGATCAGTATTTCGAGCATCGTTATTCCGGGTTCAGGAATCGCGACGGTTTTAAACCCGGTCAATAACGTGTTGACTGTCAATACAGATTCGACGATTGTACCGCGTTATTTCGTGGGAGCCACGACGCCAACTCAGACGTGCGCGGCGGGGCGTGATATCTATACGGATAGCGTGTCCTCTCAGGTCTATGTCTGCGTGGGAACGAACTTCTGGAGCCAGGCGTTAAGCACGAGTACCATTTTTACTTCTGGCGGCAGCGGAGGAGCATCGGCCCTACAAGTCACGCAAGGGGGTGTGCAAATTACGTCCCCGACCGCTTCCATGAACTTCCAGACCAATCAATTCACATTGGCGGCTGTAGGGTCCACGTCAACGATAGCTCTCAATGCATCCAGCGTTACGCTTCAAGGGACGTTGCCAACGCAACTGGGCACAGTCTCAGTCGGGACTTGGAATGGAACCCGTTTGACTTCTTCATTTGTGCCCACGGATGTGGCTTATGTGGATGTTAACAATATCTTTACGAGCCCTCAGAATTTCACTTCTCCCACTCAGTCCACTTTTACGTATGGGCTAACGGTTGGAAGCTTAACGGTAACAGGTTCAGGGGCCGGCCAGTTCATAGGAGTCGAAGGAGCCGCGCCTTCTGGCATCGCTTCGGATGATATTTTATGGGCCGATTCGACCGCTCATCGGTTCAAGATGATTAACAACAATGGCACGGCGGCTCAGGTGGTGGCTTCAGGGGCGGATATCAATACGTCCGATCAAGTGACGGTCACGCACCTGGCTTCGGCCCTACCTGTTAACCAAGGCGGTACGGGGACCACAAGCACCCTCACTGGAGTGGTGCGTGGCGGATCGCCATTAACGGCATCGGAACTTAGTGGAGACGCGACGACGAGCGGGAGCAACGCCATTACACTGGCGGCGAGCCAGGGCAACGTGACCACCTTCACGTCCAGCATCACCGTTTCCAACGCCTCGGGATTCAATACCACCTACGGAGTATCGGCGGGAAGCCTCACGTTGACCACGCCCGCCAGTGCTGTGCTCGCCACGAACGCAGCCGGAGTCGTTGGGAGCACGGTGGTCCCAGTCGCATCAGGAGGCACGGGTCTGACAACGCCCTTCGCCAGGACCATCTACTACCGCGCGGCGGTCTGCCAGAACGGGTCCGCGTCGAGTGCGTTCAGCACGTTCACCTCCAGCAAGCCGGTGGCCGCCTGCTTGACGGGGAACAACATCATCACTGGGGTGGACCAATTCACTAGCTCCAACACGGTCCAGGATCACTTCGCTCTTCCGCCGAATTGGACGGGGAACATCGACTTCGGCGGGAATTATCTCACCGAGACATCGACGTTTAACAGCGTAGGATGGGTCGTAAGATCGACATGCGTCCCTAACGGGTCATCGTATGACGGATCAACTGTGTTCGGTTCGACGATCACCACGACCGTCAATAGCTCCACCTACACAATCAAGTCATTTAGCCAGAATGCCATCACCCTTCCAACCTGCGCCGCAGGAAACGAGTTCTACTGGAAGCTGACCCTGGACGGCGTGGCGACGACGGCGGCTGGCAACATCGATCTGATAGACATCTACTTCCGCGTCCGAGAGACGCCGGGGAACTGAGCTTGAAGAGGATCCTCTTCCTCGCCATTTGCATAGGATGGCCCACATGGTCCCAGGCGAGCGTCGCTATCACGACCTATACTGTCGCGGGTTTCGGACCGGGCGGGGGAACGAGCGCGGCTCTCACGATGTCGGGAGCGACCGTGATCGTGATCGGTGTAGCGGAATTTGGCTCGCTTGTAGCAGCGGCTCCGACCGACAGCGTAGGCAATACTTATACGGGATTGACTGACCATGGGGGAGGGACCGGCTGTAAATTATTCTATACCTGTGGCCCTACGACGAATAACAGCATGACATTCACTTTTCCCAGCGGCACGGGAGCGTCTAATACGATCTTTGTCGCAGGATGGTCAGGCACAGCTACTTCAAATTGTTTTGAAGCCGGAACGGATCAGGGTGGAACGGTCGGCGTCAATTCCGTTATTGTGGCGACGGCCGCGACAATTGGAGATTTGATTCTGGATCAAGGCTGCTCCTCAAGCGATGCTTTAACGCCCAACACTTTCACGCCGAGCACGTTTACGGTCATCAATCAGGCCGATTCAAGCTCCATTACCGATGGAGCGCAGGCTTGGGTGGGCGCAGGGGACACTAATCCTATCACGATGACATGGACTCAAAGCAACTCGGGGACCTACTCGGCAAGCGCTATCTTCAAGATAGCTCCATCTTTCACGTATCCGCCCGCTCTCATCAACGCGCCCCAGGTCTTTAGATGAGATGGAAGGCGATCGCGTTCGTCCTAATCGCCTACCCCTGCTGGGCCAATTACAGTAACAATGGCCCGCTTCCGTTCATCAATGGCCTAGGAAAATCCACCCCGACTTGTCTTGACAAGGACGGTGATGGATACGGCGTTGGCCCGGGATGCCTTGGACCGGACGCTGATGACAATGACCCCAATGTCCATTCAGCAACAGACACAATCAATAAATACGGTTCCATCGACAAGTATCTGACTTTTCTGGGGTATCAAGTCCCTGTATCCTCAGCGACGGTATGGTGCATCAGCCCGAGTGGAAACGACGGGACGGGGGCTTCCTCGACGAATGCCGATACCGCCTGCACCACTCCTTTTCTGACATGGAATCATATCGCCGGACTCGTGGCTTCTCCCTACATCGTTCTATTCCGGCAGGGAACTTATGGCAATGGCATTGTCCAGCCCGCCATAGGATCAGCCGGTCGCCCCAATGTGTTCATGCAGTATCCAGGGGAACTGGCGACGATTGACGGAAATCTATTTGGCGGAGGGTCCGCTTTCGATTTCACAGCCAGCACAAATTCCACCTCAGCGTATTTCACGGTGGATGGGTTCAAGGTTCTGCACACGTATGGCGGGGATGCGGTTAGCGTCGGCACCTATTGTACGTACCCCTGTCCGGGAGGAGCCATTCAATCCCATGATCTGACGATTCGCCACATGGAGGGGTCAGGCGCTTCGTCCAATTCAGGGGATGCCGAAATTCAAGGAAACAATATCAGCACCGTCACGATTGAGGAGTGCGTCTTCCATGACCCCGACCCGTCGAATGGGCAGCACACGATCTATTTAGGAGCAAACACCCTGGCTTCCTCATCGGTAACCGTGCACAGAAACATCCTCTACAACGTGCAAACGGGAGGCTATCCGAGCCTTCAGTTCAACGGGCGATGCACATTTTGCCACTTTGACGACAACTGGATTTATAACGCTGACGGTCAGGGCATTTCGTTTCTTAACGGCGTATCGAGTTCTACGCTCATCGGGAATATCGTCTGGAATCTTGGGTCCGCTAATCAGGCAACCGTACAGTCGCTGGTGATTTCCAATTACTACTCTGGACAATGCCATGTGAACGGATTACCGGATATCTGCTCTTATGACCAGACCAATAACACGATAGCTAATAACACTTTCTGGTCTGGAACGACCGGAGCTTTCGGGGGTTCTCTTGTCGGGTGGGGCATTGAGATTGCCAACAATGCGACGGTGGCGCCTTGCGGGAATGGCGGAAGTACGCCATGTGGATGGCTGGGCGGCAATACCTACAAAAACAACATTATCGTTAATGCTCCCGGGCTGGCGACGGTCGGCTATATCGGGGCCACTCCTCCCTACTTCTCTTCCGACACGTGGATCAACAATAACCTCCAGCGTCAGGACGGTTCCGCAAATGTCTATCAGATCGGATCGAACCTCTACACATGCGCCCAGTTTGCCTCCTCTGCGGCTTATGCGGTGGGATGTTCGACGCAATCGCCGCAATTCGTGTATGCCTCCACCAATGCGTGGAGTTCCCCGGGCCTGTTCAATTTCCATCTAAGCACGACCTCCGCGATGATTGCCGCCGGCGATGCTACGAATCAGCCCGTGTCGGATGTGTACGGCATTTCCTATTCTTCGCCGCCGTCTCTGGGAGCAGTTGAACGCCGCTATTTGCAGGGATGGACCGATCTTTCCAATACGGGGTATTCGGGAATCTGCCCAAGCCCA